CCCCTCTCTCAATTTGCGATACCTCTTTGGAAAAACATCGCAACTACAATGTTATAACACAATGTCTACACTTATATAAAATGTTATAACACAATGTCTACACTTACAATGTAGACACTTTTTTTATTTAAAAATAATTAAATGATACGTTGTTACAACTACACTTTGCTAGCATGTGTTAACACTGTGTGTCTGTAAACAATGTTTCAAATATCATGGATTTTGTTGACAGTCTAGCCTGTTGTGTCAATTTTTTCTCTTACAATGTAAAACCAGGTTTGAAGAGAAACAATAACAGTGGCATCTGTGTCAGTAAATTCTGGGTTAACGTGACAGAGAAAGAGGCGGCACCACACATCTTGTCTATCGTATTTATAGATTAGCACTGGCATCAAATCCCCTGCTGAGTCTACCGCCTGCTGCCACCACGCGTCAGAACCGCCCACAGGACCACTAGCGTACCTCTTACACTCTACTGACCATTGCGGAATGTAGATATCACAACCGCCCTTGGTTTGATATTGAGAAAGATTGCGGCGCACGTTTGCATAGCCAAGATGGTCTTTGATTTCATTCACACACCATCGCTCGAAAGCAGAACCTTTATCTCTACTTTTCTTACTCATGCCGTCCATACACCATTTTGCAAGTTGGGCATTGTAATCTGCCGTCTAGGAAAGTCTTGCAGCACACGCACATATCTGCTGCCTCTAGCCTAGCAAACCTACCATCTCCTACTTCATATTCCTTGACCTTGCCCAAACCATCACAGCGGTCACAATGATCTTGCACAACCTCATCGGCCTCAAACCAGCTACGCCGACGCACCCAACCGGAGCCGTCACAAGTCTTGCATTTCGTTTCTGAAAAAATCATTGGGTGCAACATCTCCATCGGTAGCCACAAATATCTTTCCCATTGTTTGTGGGCTTGGACGCCTGCTGCCAGACAACAGCCTATTTATAGCTGCCCGACTCATGCCAGCACGCCGCGCCAGCTTGGCTTGGCTAATCTTATTTTTTTCTAAATATTCTTCCAAAGTCATATTTTCTTGTATCACAGTGTTGACACACTGACAACAACTATGGTTTATGTATGTTGACTATATACACGGAGAGACAGGAAATGGCAGAGATACCAGAGTACAGGAAACAGTTTGGTGCAAAGCATGACAGCGCATCAGGCGGGACACAGGAGAAGTACGAATACATACTAAAGATGTATGCTAGACACCTTGGCGTGTCCTTGCCAATGGCAGCTAGGCCGTGGTGCGGTATCTGTGTGGAACATGGTGCGTCAAGAGTTATCTTAGATGGTCAAGAGCTTCTAGCAGCCACACAAGAGGCCATGACAAAGTACAGAGATTACAGACCGCGCGACTGGGATGACGGAAAAGACAGGGAAGAGTTTGAAGCCTTCCAAGAATACATGCCCGACATGATTTTATTTGCCGTCAACGCGCTACAAAAGTTTTTCCAACAGGCAAACAGAGTCGAGGGCAACAAGCAAGAGTGGCATAAAGAGCCTAAGATTGACGTGCCTATCCTACTTTATCGTGACTTCTTTGGTGCTGGCCTACAGATTGATCTGAAGTGCAAGCCACCAGTGCGCAACCCACCCAAAAAAGATGGCACAAGAACCTGGCGCGTACCAAAGCCAGAGATCACTCCAACATGGCAACAGATTATGCAGCAGTCTGTGTATTGGAAAGCCAGTGGTGAGCCACCAGCGTTGCTATACGTCTCAGCGGCTGGCTATCACATAGCTACAGCAGAAAACTGTGAGCAGCTTTCAGAGCAAAACTTAGAGCGTGCGTATCAAGAAGTTGTGCGTAGTTGGCTCATATCACAGAACTTACTCAAGGCGGCAAACGGTAACTGGCACGATTTAGCCGGTTTGGTTCAGCCAGATTTTAACGAGATAGCACGGCGTCATGGACCGTCAATCGTGGACGTAGCTAAACAACTTTGGAGTTTTTAATGTTTGAAAACATTACCAAGCGTTTTGAAAAAAACAAAAACACAGACGATCTGTATGTTTACACAGAGAAATATCAGGTCGATGTTGTTGCCACTTTTCGTAAAACATACACCATCCGCGCTTTAGATGCAGATGATGCGCAAAAAAAGGTGGTCGAAAAATTACAAAAACAAAACAAAACCTACAGTCATGTAGGGCTGCATTTTATCAAGGCGAAGGCAGAAAAAACAGAAAGGATCAAAGATGACTGAAGACGGATGTTACACAGCGTATGGACGGCCAGCTTACAAAATGGCAAGGCGAAATGACCCAAGCACAAGCCATGATGCCGCAGAACAAATGGATGCAACGGCTATGGAGTCGATTGTAGCTGACGCGATCTGGGCGTTTCGTGCAGAAGGTGCAATAGCAGATGAAGTCTGCGATGACCTTCCGCATCACCGCTATAACTCAATTACACCACGTTTTAAACCTTTAAAAGAAAAAGGGATCATCATCGTAGATGGCACCCGTCGCAAAGCAAAGTCAGGGCGCACGCAGATGGTTATGTGGCACAAAGAATTTTACCAAGTATCAACAGGAGGATCAAATGACTAAAAGACTTACACCATCAGAGTTAGACAAGTTTCTTTCATCACCACCAAGCGGCAGTGTCGTTCGAGAAATGCCGCCTAAATTAGCAGAGTCCATACTCAAAGAGAAAAATCCAAGAAACAGACCAATAAATCCAAGCAAAGTTGTTGGTTTGTCGAAAGAGCTATCTGAGAGTAAGTGGCACTTGAATGGTGAAACTGTAAAATTTTCAGACGAGCGTTTCCTTATAGATGGGCAGCACAGGCTTGAGGCGTGCGTTAGATCAAACACTGCCTTCATTGCTCATATTGTATTTGGCATTGATAGAGATAGCTTCCAGACCATTGACATTGGCAAAAGAAGAGATGGCTCTGACACTCTCGCTATGATGGGTGTGCCAAACTATAGAAGCGCATCAACGATAATTCGAATGATTATCGCATATGAAAATGGACTTACACGAACACCCAAGCAGGGCATTTCTAACGATTGGATAAAAAGAAAGTACCAAGATGAAATTGACCATGACCTTTTGCAAGAGTCTATTGCTGTTGCAAGTAGGCTCTACAAAACAACAAAATGGCCGCACGGTGTAATCGGTGCATTTTTCTATACTTGCGTTAAGAAAAATCAGCGTGAGGAAATCACTAAATTCCTAGACGATATGTGTAAGGGAATCGGGAACAAGGCGCGTGCGCCAGTACGGTTTCTTCTTGAGAATGTCAACCGCATGCGTATTGACAGAGACTTTAATTTAGGTGCGCATCAATACAGCGTCATGCTGAGTAGAGCTTACAGGAACTACAAGAATGGCAAGGCATCAACAAAAGCAGATGTAACCGTCAGTCTTGTTGATAAAATGGTGGGCTTCTAATGGACAAGGATAAAATTAAAGCAATCGTAGATGAGCTTTTGAATGAAAGGGATCTGCGTATGGATGACTTGTT